TTCCACATGGCAGGTGTGGCAGGTATGTTTGGTGGTGCTTTGTTCTCTGCTATGCATGGTTCCTTGGTCACATCCTCGCTCATCCGTGAGACTACTGGATTAGATTCACAGAACTATGGATACAAATTCGGACAAGAAGAAGAGACCTATAACATTGTGGCAGCTCATGGATACTTTGGTAGACTTATCTTCCAGTATGCTAGCTTTAACAATAGTCGTAGTCTTCACTTTTTCCTTGCTTCGTGGCCTGTGATCTGTGTATGGTTGACCTCTATGGGTATCTGTACAATGGCATTCAACCTAAATGGTTTCAACTTCAACCAGTCTGTTGTAGACAGTTCAGGTAAGGTTGTTCCTACTTGGGGTGACGTTCTTAACAGAGCGAACTTAGGTATGGAAGTTATGCATGAAAGAAATGCACACAACTTCCCACTTGATCTTGCTGCTGCTGAGACATCTGAAGTTGCACTTGTTGCTCCATCAGTTGGCTAATTGCAATTCATATGATATAATAAGGAGGTCTAACGACCTCCTTTTTTTATGCTCAAGTCTAGAAAACCTACAGAAGATTATGATCAACTCTTAGAAAGATTCTCTAAGAGAACTACTCAATTAGAGTTACAACAATCTAAACTTGATAGTGCTTATGAAGAGTGGGTCAAGTTAGATAATCAACTCAACTACTTACGTGGTTGTACTGATACTATAATGTACTTGAAGACAGGTAAGTTACCTGATGACGGTAATCATACTGGTATGGCACACCATAAACCAGTCAGACATAATGACCTAGGTTCATTAGACTAGGCATTTATTTTTGTTACATGAGGGTCAAAATGTGTTGATCCTCTCACTAAATAATAACAGAATTAGGGTGCTTATGATTCCAAATTTCTTTATGATGAGACCACAGTTCTACGGAGTAAATGGATGCAACACAATCTAATTTCGCACAACCAACTGGCTTATTGGCAGATCAACGAACAAGAACTCAACGCAGCAGGGACCACAAGACTGGCAGAATATGTTGAGTGTATATGCGACATAGAAAACGAACCAAATGGCGAGCGAATGTGTAGATCTATTTTAGAAAGGTAAAAAAAAGAACCCCCGAAAGGGGGTTTTTTATTAGGTATAAATACTTCGCTGTGCGAAATTGTATGTTGAAGGACAAGAAAGCTGCTAAGAAAATTATCAAGAGAGCAAAGAAACATCCAGATTGGTACTCGCCAAGTGATGTAAAGTATGCTAAAATGGTGAGGAAACGTATCAAAGAGGATGAAACCAAGGCAAAAGAAAAGTAGAACTTATTATTACTTCTGGGCTCTGTGTGCTGTTGCGGTATGTGCAGGTCAGTGGTATGTTGGATCAGGATATCGTCAGATGTCTGACACAATACATGATTTGTTTTTAGATAAACCAATCATTATAGATATTACACCTAGAGATCCAAACTTCTTATGAAAGCTGTAGTATATACTAGAGATAATTGTCAGTGGTGTGAACGAGTCAAACAACTATTCAATGCTACTAACATAACAATTACAGAGTATAAATTCGGTGAACATTTTGATAAGAAATCATTCTATCAAGAGTTTGGTGAGGGTGCTACTTTCCCACAAGTACAAATTGACAATCAACCTATAGGTGGATGCAAAGAGACGTTACAGTATCTTCAAAGAAAGAAACTGATTTAGAAATGAATAAAGGTGTAGAATTTCTCCTGAGGACTCCACCTAAACCCACATATATAATCTCAGGACGGAGAAAGAAAATGGAACAAGCTATCATTGCCCTCAGTGTTATGGTTGGCATCCTTACACTTGGATTTGGTGCAATACTTGGTTACCTTGTTCGAGCATATCTCCAAGACACAACCCCACAATATTCTCATCCAGAAATGTATGATGAGAATGGAAACCCATTACCCGATGAGCTTATTGCATTTAGATTTGAGGGTAATCCTACACAACACGATGATGAAGATTAGTTATGGCTAAACTACCACCAAATCCATTGGTGTCTGAAATTTTTAGGGCAGTTCATGGTAAGAAGACAGTAGCACAAAAGGTTGCTCTTCTAAAAGAACACAAACGAGATGACGTAAAAGCAGTTCTCATTTGGAACTTTGATAAAGGTATTGATAGTGCAGTGCCTGATGGTCCTGTACCATACAAAGTAAATGAATCACCTGCTGGTACACCTGGTCACACAAGATTGATACATGAGTGGAGAACTCTATACAATTTTGTTCGAGGTGGTAACGATAAGTTATCTTCTATGAAGAGAGAACAGATGTTCATTCAACTTCTAGAAGGATTACATGCAGATGAAGCAGAGATCATAACTCTCGCAAAGGACGGAGACTTACAGTCTAAGTATCGTATTACACGTAGTGTAGTTGATCAAGCATTTATAGATGGAGAAGGTAAAGAGGAAATACAATGGCGTGATCGGTGAAGATCCTGATAGATCTTACGGACTTTTGTAATGCAAAGTGTCCGTTGTGTAGTAGATATAAAAGAGCAAATGATCTGACCCCAGATGATTCTGTCAACAGATCCTTTGTAACTATAGAACAAATGATAAAGTGGTTTCCAACCTTGAAGGGCATCGATCAGATGTACTTTCAAGGTTCTTTTGGTGAACCAAGTTTATGTAAAGATATACTAAAGATTGCTAGGTACTGTAGTGGTACTAAGTTATTGATGAGTACTAATGGTGGTACTAATAACCCAGAGTTTTGGTCAGAGTTAGGAAGTATATTTTCGGCAGCAGGACAAGGATCTTATGTGATCTGGTCTATAGATGGACTAAGTGATACCTTATCACATTATAGGGTGGGTGTATCTTATGATAAGGTCATGCAGAATGCTAGAGCATTCATAAGAGCAGGTGGTACAGCAGTGTGGAGGATGTTAGTCTTCAAGCACAACCAACATCAGGTAAAGAAAGCAAAAGCATTGAGTAAAATTATAGGATTCAAAAACTTTGCTCACACTAAAGTCAATAACCTGTATGATGTTGGTGGAAATGGTGATGGTAGTTACACATACACATACCAAGGAAAAGAGTATACATTAGAAGCAGCAGATGATCCACAGTACACATCTAATCTAGGTGCTGTACATCCAGAGTCAGATATAAAATGTAAGTATGGTCATGGTACAGATAATATAACTCTACGAATTGATAGCATGGGTGTAGTACATGCATGTTGCTATCATCAATCTAGGTTACGGTTCTTCTATCCTGATTACTATATCAATAACGATCCTAAACCTGCAGTGTTTGGTTCCATTGAGAATCAATGTGGTGGAGCAGGTGGACAGTTGCAACAACTCTATTGGGATACAATCATACCATTGATAGAAGAACAAGGAGGGATACAAAGTATTTCCTTACGTCACAGAACCCTGAAAGAAATATTAAGTTCTCCCTTTTATGAACAAACATTAATCAACTCCTGGCAAGGTAGGACAGTGTGTCGGGAGTATTGTGGTATCGAAAGATACAAAAGTACTTGACTATATAATGATGGTATGCTAACATACCTATACGTTCAACCTCGTAGGAGGTCGCAAGTAAGTCACGGAACGGATCGTTCATCTCCTTCTGAGGAGACGCAAATGACTAAAGGAACGGGCCTAAAAATCCAATTACTTTAGGAGTAAAAATCATGGCACAAGTCACTTACCGTGGTGTCGAGTACGACACTGAAGAGTACAACGCTAAAGTTCTCTCAGAGAATGCACAGCGTCAGAGACATGATCTAATGTATCGAGGTCTCAAAGTCAGAAGCAAGGCAAAAGCCTGCAGTTGAAATTGAAGGAGGGTTGATCCCCTCCTTTTTTCATGCTATAATATTTGGTATGAATAAAGACAAACTAAAACTTATAGTAACTGACTTAGAGATGTTACTTTCAGCACTCAAGGCAGAAGTTTATTCAGATGTTGAGTCTTATAGATACGAAGACATAGAACCAACTGAATTAGACTACGACGAAGAGTACGAAGGACCATGACAGTAAAACTTGTAAGCATCACTCCTGATGCTGAGAAGACAATGGCATACATTGCCAGAGTATCTAATCCTAACAATCAGGAGAACGAAAAGTATGCTGGACTGCTGAAGTATTGTATAAAGCACAACCATTGGTCTGTGTTTGAGCAGTCTAGTATGACAGTAGAGATTGAAACTACTCGTGCTATTGCAGCACAGATATTACGTCATAGATCATTTACTTTCCAAGAGTTTAGTCAGAGGTATGCTGACACTAATCTCTTGAAGGATAGTGATGTTACTATACCTATACCTGAGTATCGTAGACAGGACACAAAGAATAGACAGAATAGTATTGATGATTTAGATCCAGAGGTTGTAGATAAATTGAATAAGCAGACTAAGACTTTGTTTAGTTCTGCTCAGTCATTGTATAATCAGATGGTTGAGTCTGGTGTAGCAAAAGAGTGTGCTCGTATGGTACTACCTCTTGCTACTCCTACTAGGATATACATGACAGGATCATGTAGGTCTTGGGTACACTATATAAACTTACGATCAGCACATGGTACTCAGAAGGAGCACATGATAATTGCTGAAGCAGTAAGAGGTGTATTTGTTGAGCAGTTCCCTGCTGTGAGTGAGGCACTTGGATGGGTAGAATTGGAGGAGTAAACTTATCTAAGAATGGATCTTTTGCCATCATCAATGATGGTGACATTGAATTTTATTTGGAGGAAGAACGTGTCACAGGTAAGAAAAGAGACCGCAGTGCGAAGGCTTTGGTTCTACGTTATCTTGATAATGATGTTGATAGTGTTGCCATATGTGATTGCTATACCAAATATTATCCTAAAAAGTTTCTTGTAAGAACTAGAGAAAAGGAAGCACTCTGTAAGATTATACGTGCCAAAGGTATACCTATCTTAGACTACAGACAAAGGCATCATGATTGTCATGCTGCTAATGCATTCTACAACTCAGGGTTTGATGACTGTGCAATCCTTGTCATGGATGGTAAGGGTTCAGTACATGACAATGGTGGGTATAGATTTTGTGAGACTGAAAGTATATACAATAACTTAGATCCTGTGTTCAAACATTACTCTACCTTCTGGAGTGAGGATGAGTCTATCAAATTGCATGATCCATATTGGGATGGTAATAATTTTTATAGTGATAGGACAAGTTTAGGTCAAGCATTCAGAACTATCTCTAGGTACTGTGGGTTTGATGAACTGGATGCTGGTAAGACTATGGGACTGTCTGCTTATGGACACCCTGCTACTCCTATAACTTTATGGAACGAGGAGTATGGTCATAGTATTTGTAGTAAAGATATAAGACCAAGGAAAGATACTACTGAGTATTATGGTACAAAGATGCTGGAAGCAGACGTAGCATATAATTTACAAAAGTCTGCCGAGAAGCATCTAAAGTTTATGATACAGAAGACCATAGATCTTACAGGTAAAAAGAATATTGCATGTAGTGGTGGATTCTTCTTGAATTGTGTGGCAAATTATAGTATACTTAAACAGTTCGACATCAAATTATATGTTGATCCTATTGCATACGATGGTGGTAACGCTGTCGGTGCTGCATTATTAGCACATTATGAAAACACTTTACCTCGGACCTGAATACGATCTATCACATATTGAAGGTGAGACTGCAACTTTTCATGAGGTTGCTGCACTCATTACTAAACGTGAGACAGTAGCAATATTTCAGGGTAGGTCTGAAGCAGGTCCAAGAGCATTGGGTAATAGGTCTATACTATACGATCCTAGGGATCCTAATGGAAAGGATAGAATCAATAGAATCAAACGTAGGGAGGCGTTCAGACCCTTTGCAGGGAGCATTCTACTTCCATATGTACATGATTGGTTTGATATGGGAGGGTTGATTGAGTCACCCTTCATGATGTATGCTGTTGATGTGTTGCCAGAGATGGCAAAATATATACCTGCTATCTTACACGTAGATAATACTTGTAGGATACAGACAGTTACATCACAACAGAATCATAATTACTATGGTTTGATTGATGCATTCAATCAGATAACTGAGGTACCTATTCTATTCAATACATCATTCAATCTTGCAGGTGAACCATTGGTAGAGACACCAGAGGATGCATTCAAAACCTTTGAGGGTAGTGAACTTGATCATCTATATTTTCCAGAGGTACATAAGTTGATTTCAAAATGACTTTTTCATTTCAAAAAAACCGAAAAAAAATCTCGGCAAATTTTTTGACTGTAGGGTTGAACCTATCAAACAATGGTTCTATCTGTATTATAAGAGGAGACAAGATAGAATTATACTTAGAGTCAGAAAGAGTTACTAGGAAGAAACGTGATTGGAGAATCAAATCTTTATTAGATTACATTGATGGTACACCAGATATAATTGCAGTCTCTGATGCTTACTGGGATAAACCTGATAAAGAATTACAATCTGCTAGTGATCTAGCAGCAGTAAAGAAAAGGTTTCCAACTTCACAGATAAAAGATTTTAGAAACAGTCATCACCTTACCCATGCTGCATTAGCATGGCATGACTCTGGGTTCAAGGATGCTGTTTGTATAGTGGTAGATGCTAACGGATCTAAAAATGATGTTGGTATAGAGATTGAGAGTGTCTATGAGTTTCCATCTTGTATACCATTATATAAAAAGTATTTTACTCAGGAAGACATAGGTATAGGTAAGAAGTTTGAACAGGCATGTCTATCCTATGGGTTTGATCAACAGGATGCTGGTAAGATCATGGGTCTGTCTGCCTATGGTAAAGGTAAAGCGTCTGAAGTACAAAAGGAATGGGAGAACAGAGCATATCAATTAGTCAATAGGTATAGTAGTAGGAATATAATATTAGTTGGTGGATGTTTTCTCAACTGTGTGGTAAACTATAAACTACTGAAGAAATTTGGTAGAAATATATACGTTGAACCCATCGCACATGACGGTGGTACTGCAATTGGAGCTGCCTACCTTGCACATATGCTTTAGTGGATGTAGTATCACCTATGGTGATGAGTTAGATGACCTGAATGATAGATTTAGTAAGGTTGTTAGTGATAGATTAGGTATACCTGAGGTAAACCTAAGTCTTTGTGGTGTTAGTAATGATTATATTGTAAGGAGTATTATAGATTACTGTGAGAATAATGTTGTTGATTCTGTTGTAGCACAGTTCACTATAGAAAGTCGCATGGAATACTTTGCACAGGATGGATCGCATCATAAATTCTCAGTGCAAAGACAAAAGAAAAATGTAGAGCATTGTAATACTATGGGATGGTGGTATAAGTTTGTATATAATAAGAAACATGGGTGGGAGAATCTTTCTAAGAATATATGTCTGCTGGAATACTATTGTAAGTCTAAAGATATAGATTTTATTCCCTTGTGGTCTGACTATATGGAAACTATTGACAGTGTATATTGGAAACCAAATGTAAAAGTTACTAGATTACACTGGGATATTTTGGGTAATGATTACAAAGCACCTAAAGGTCATCCGAATAAGGAAGGACATGCTAAAATTGCTGACTGGTTGATGGATAATATATAATATGTTATAATCACAGCAAGACTTAGTAAGTTTATGCCAACGTATCCTGTAAAAAATCTGAAGTCAGGGGAGACTCAAGAACTCTCAATGACTATGAAAGAGTATGATGAATGGAGAAAAGATAATCCCGACTGGGATAAAGA